CTAAATGGCCTATACCACCCAATCGGCGGTCGGCATCGATTTTGATGGCGGGACGGAATCTACCCCATCCCAGGCCATCGGAACGCGGATGCTCGGCACCGACAATTCGACGTGGCTTTACATCACAGCCGGCTCGGCCGTCGCACAGTATGACGTTGTAACGGTGACCGAGGCGTTTTCGGGAGTGCCCTGCACGAAGGCGCTCATCGATGACGGCCACATCGTCGGGGTCTCTCCAGCCGCGATTAGTTCCGGTGAATATGGTTGGGTCCAGCTTACGGGTGTTTGCACTCTTAACGTGCTGGCGTCCGCTGCTGCTGACGCGACCCTCTATTCGTCTGCTACTGCTGGCAGTCTGGACGATGATTCGACTTCCCAAACCGCCGTCAACGGTCTGTTTCTTACGACCGCTCGCAGCGGTACTGCGGGATCGGCGGCAGGCATGGGAACGTGGCCCATGTCGGCAGCTATCTAGCCAGAAAAGGAGTGGGGGGGCCTTTGGGCTCCCCCGCAACTTCATATGATGAGCAATTTACGAATCGAGTTCATAAAGAACGATGCGGGCGTCGATCTGGTCGAGATACGCCGGGTCGGCGACAGCAATACGGTACTCTACAAGGTTGCTGAAAAAGCGGATTTTCTGGAAGAAAACTTCCCTCTCGAATGGGCGGCTTACCAGAAAACCGGATCTGTATCGACGCCGAGTGCAGGGACGCCGCTCACCGCGATCAAAGGTCTCGGCCCACGGCGTGCCTCGGTTCTGGAAAAGCAGGATGTTCATACCGTAGAGCAGCTTGCGGAATTGTCGGACGCATCAGCATCCTCGTTGGGTGCAGGCACGAGCGATCTGCGTAAAAAGGCGCGCGATCATCTGGCGGCGCTTGCGGGCATTGAACCAACCCGGACGGTGGGATGACGTTACTCACTATCTGTCAGGACGCGGCCAAGATCATAGGGATCACGGCACCCGATGCCGTGACGGCCTCGACGGATACGTCCGTGATTCAGCTTGAAGCGGCGGTCAACCAGGAAGGCCGCGCGCAAGTGCGCAAATACAAGTGGGAAGTTCTAATCAAGGAGGGAAGTCATACGACCCTAGCTGCGGAAAGCCAGGGAGCGATGACGAGTATTGCATCGGATTTCGGGCGCTTCTCAAATAACACGCTTTGGAACCGCACGACCGACAGAAAATACTACGGACCGATCACGGGGTCCGAATGGCAAGAGATCAAGGCCGTGGTATCCGGTGGCATCACAAATTATTTCCGCATACGCACCGGAAATTTGCTGATGAACCCGACGCCCACCGCAGGGCAATCTGTCAACTTTGAGTACGTCTCGAAAAACTGGGTCGACACCTCCGGTGGCAGCACCGCCAATGCGGATAAATTCAGTGGCGATAGCCAAACCACAGTGCTGGAAGAAGAATTGATTGTGCTGGGCGTTGTCTGGCGGTTTCTCAAACTGAAGGGGCTCCCCTACGAGCAGCAGTTCATGGACTATCAAACACGCCTGACGGAATACACCAATCAGGACGGCGCGAAGCCGATTCTGCGCATGGCCGGTCCCAGCCGGGCGTTCCTGGCTTTGAACGTGCCAGAAGGAAACTTCACTCTCTAACCAGGAGGTCATAATGCCGAATTTTGGAGGCATGGCTTACAAGGCCAACCCGAAAGCCAGAACGGGCGGTGCATCGCCCTACGACAGCACCACCGTCCAGAAGCCCCCGGTTCACACGGGCGGCGCGTTCAACCCTGCTAAGGCAACCGACAATTTCACCGCTGCGTCAACAAAAGGCGGGGCGATAAAGGCCAACCCCGGTGCCAGAACCGCTAGAGGTGCCAAGCCCTACTAATGCTGGCACCGCTCCGCATCACGGGAGCTAACGCGACCGTCCCGGCACCGATCGGCGGATTGAATACGCGCGACAGCGTGGACCTTGTTCCGCCCACGGACGCGATACGTCTGGACAATTTCTTCCCGGCCCGATCCCACGTCCAGGTTCGCAACGGTTACGAGGACCATGTAACGGGTCTCCCGTCTACGGTCCAAAGTTTGATGGTCTACAATTCCGGCAGCGCGAACACGATGTTCGCCGCCAGCGGGACCGCCGTCTATAACGTCACGTCAGCGGGCTCGGTCGGGTCTGCGGTGATCACCAGCCTGTCGAACGCCAAGTTTCAATGGACAAACATGACCACCGCCGGCGGTTCGTTTCTGTGGATCTGCAATGGCGCGGATGCGCCTCGACACTGGAACGGATCGGCGTGGGCAACCCCGACTCTGAGCGGCGTCACGGCAACCGATATCGTCAACGTGGCTATTTTCAAGGAGCGTTTGTTCTTTGTTTTCAATAACTCCTTGACGTTTGGTTTTCTCGGAGTCAATGCGGTCGCTGGTACTGTCTCGGAGTTCAATCTCGGCAGTGTGTTCAGCATGGGCGGTCAGCTTCAGGCCATTGCGACATGGACGCGGGATGGCGGAGCAGGCCCCGAGGACAACTGTCTGTTCTGGACGGACCAGGGCGAGATGGCGATGTACGCCGGAACGGACCCTGGCGATGCGACCAAGTGGACGCTGGTCGGCGTCTACCGCGTCGGGCGTCCCATCGGACGGCGGTGCATCCTGAATGTCGGATCGGACTGCTATTTGATAACCGAAAATGGCGTGTTGCCAATGACCCAGGTTTTGGGGACTGGCGAGGCGGCACCAAACCAAGCCATTAGCGACAAGATCAGCCTGACCTATAACGAGTCCGTCGTTACTTATCGTGCGACCTTTGGATGGGAAGGCCAGCTTTATCCGCGCGGGGGTTATGCGCTGTTTAACGCTCCATCGTCAGCGAGCGGGGAGTTCGTTCAATACGTCGTAAATCTGGAAACGGGAGCATGGGCGCGGTTTCGTAATCAAGACGCCTATTGCTGGGCGGTCTTTGACAGCGATCTCTATTTCGGCGGGGATACCAAGGTCCACAAGGCGGACACCGGCGTTGACGACGGCGGGAGTGCCATTGAAGCGACCGCCAAGACGGCGTTCATATACTTTGGAGAGCGCAGCGGCCCCACTCGCTACACGGCGATTCGCCCCGTCATGGCGTCCGAAAGCAATCTGACCGTTTCCATCGGTTTCGATGTGGATTACCGCGACGGGACATCGACGCTGACGCCGACAACTGGAACTTCTGAAGGTGCAACCTGGGATGTCGCAAGCTGGGATACGGCAAGCTGGGGTGCGCCGATCTCGACCAAGCTGGAATGGTTGAGCGTTGCCGAGATTGGATGGAACGCGGCGGTGCGAATACGCACGATGACCGATGCACAGTCCGTCCGCTGGCTCGCCACCGATGTCCGGTTCGAGCCCGGCCAAGGCGGGTTCTGATGTCCGTCGAGCAGGTTTATCCCTTGAGCGACAAGGTATGGGGATGGATTTCCCCCGCCACCGAGATGTTCGAGGGTTTGTCCAGGGCAGAGGTTGAGTCCGCGATTGTTTGCGGCGATTTCCAGCTTTTCACCGGAGCCAATTGCGCGGCCATAACATGCGTGAGCGGCACCACCTTGCGAATTGGCCTCGCGGGGGGAGACCTAAACGAGCTTCTGGATCTTGAACGACAGATCGCCGCTTATGCCGCAGACCACGAATGCGACAGCATGGAAATCGTGGGCCGACCCGGATGGGAAAGAGTGCTTCCCGGTTACAAGCGCACGGCAGTTTTGATGCGAAAGGGCATCCAAAATGGGCTTCATTAAGAACCTTTTTTCCAATCCGAAACCGCCGCCACCCCCGGATTACGAGGCAATCGGAGAGCAACAGCAAGAGGCCAACGTCGAAGCGGTGCGACTGGGCGCTAGATTAAAGCGACCAGATATTTACACCCCCGAGGGGACGACAACTTGGGGCGAACCCTCACCAGACCGTTGGCGCGTAACGCAAACATATGCCCCGGAGGTGATGGCGGCGCGGCAACGTGAGCGCAGTCTGATGGGGCAACTACAGGGTTCAGCAGCACAAAGAATCGGGGAGCTGCCAACGGGGCCGCTCGATTTAGCGGGCGTTCGCGCGGAACCGGGTGCTTTTGATTACGGCACATTGGGCGCTGCCCCAC